CAAAAGTCATTCTGATACTGAGTATCATTACACATTATCATTAAGACATAACAATGGTTATGCACTTTTCGTTCAAAAGAGAGATTATGAAAATGGTTCTCAAAATGGTGCTGATAAAACAGAAACAGGACATTGGACAGACTTTGCAGAAAAAGAGCTAATTGGTTTAAGTGGATTGTTTTTTGACCATAAAATAGCTTAATTAATTAAAAAAAACCGCAAATTGATTTGATTTGCGGTTTTTTTATGTATAATTTGAGCATATGAATATAGCACCCAATTTAAAAAATATGCTCGTTGATGTTAAAGAGCTTACTGAATATCCCGACAATACAAGGCAGGGCGATGTAGGGGCGATTGTAACATCACTTGAAGAGAATGGGCAATATCGCCCTATAGTTGTAAACAAAAGAACTATGCAAATTCTTGCAGGTAATCATACCTATCAAGCTGCACTACATTTAAAGTGGGATAAAATTGCTGTAACTTATGTTGATGTAGATGAAGACACAGCCAAGAGAATTGTTTTGATAGATAATCGAGCAAATGATTTAGCTGATTATGATTATCCTGCATTGGTTGAGCAATTAACTGAACTCACTAAAACTGAAAAAAGTTTAGTTGGAACAGGTTTTAATCTTGATGACTTAGACGATCTGGAAAGAATTGTTAAAAACGAAACATTGAAATTAGATTCTAAATCAGTTTTTGCAGATTACATCAGCACTTTAAATACGGAGCAACCTGAATTCTTGGGGCAAAGTGAAACAGGTGAAACTTATTATAAGTTGAACTACGCTGTCACAAAAGAACAAAGGGAAAAAATTATGGACGCAATTAATAAAGCTAAAGATATTTATTCAACTGGAAACAGTGTCAATGCTTTAGTGGATCTATGCGTAGATTGGAAAGAACAAAATGATATTTAGTCAATTACAAGGTTGGATTTTTATAGCTTTATATGCAGCCTTAGCAATAGGAATTGCTACAACTTATAAAATTAAAGCTAATACAAAAGAATCTTATTTAGTAGCTAACAGAAAACTTAACTCAACTGAGGCAGGTTTTTCAATCGCTGCGACTTGGATTTGGGCACCTGCACTTTTTGTTGCAAGTCAGCAGGCTTATAACAATGGTTGGATAGGTGTATTTTATTTTACTGTTCCCAATATATTGACATTAGTTTTATTTGCTTATTTAGGACAAAAGGTTAGAAATAAATACAAAAAAGCATTTACATTGTCAAGCACAATGGAAAAAATGCATTCAAAAAGAGTTCAAAAAATTTATATAGTATCATTATCAGCTCTTTCAATATGTTCTTTTGCCGTGCAGTTATTAGCAGGTGGAGCTGTAGTGCAATCTTTAACTGGAATTAATTTCACAGCTATTACTTTTGCAATGGCTTTAATTGCCGTTGCTTATTCTTATAATGCAGGTTTAGGTGCGTCAGTAAGAACAGATTATTTGCAAATGGCCATAATAGGCGGTGTTGCTTTTGTTCTTGTTCCATGGATTCTAAGTGTTGTTGGCTTTGATACTTTTAGATCTGGACTAAATGGATTTGCAGGTGAGGCTACAAATATGTTTAGTGGTGTAGGCGGTAGTATTTTTTTTAGTTTTAGAATTTCAGTAACAATCGGTTTATTATCTGGCTCATTCGGTGACCAATCTTTTTGGCAACGAGCATATGCTACAGAACAAAACCAAGTAAAAACAGCATTCTTAAAAGGTGCAGCTATATTTGGTGTTGTTCCAATTCTTATGTCAGTTTTTGGTTTTGTAGCGGCAGGATCTGGATTTGTTCCAGACTCTAACCAACTTGTAAATGTTGAAATAGTATTAGCTACTTTACCTCAATGGACAGCTATACCATTTTTAATTGCTCTTTTATCTGGGCTAATCTCTACATTAGATTCTTGTTTGTGTTCAATATCTTCTCTAGTAGGTGAAGACTTGACAACTAATGAGGGCGAAGTAGTAAGTAATGCAAAAAAAGGCATGATAGTTTTGGTAGTTTTTGGCTTATTAGTTGCAAATATTCCTAATATGGAAATAGTTTATTTGTTTTTATTTTATGGAACTTTAAGAGCAGGAACACTTATACCAACATTATTAACAATCATTGGACTTGAAAATAAAAATGTTAAGCCAAGTGAAAAAGGAATGTTTTGGGGAATACTTGCAGGGCTTGCTATCGGCTTGCCTGTTTATATGCTCGGAAGATTTACTGATGTAAGTTCTAGTTTGATGTGGATAGGAACATGTATTACTTGTTTTCTTCCAGGTTTGATTACATATCTAAGTAGTGATAATGGGCAAAAAATTATATACTACAGTTGATGTTTATACAAGAGCTTTAGAGAGAGTTGAACAAGCATTCAAATTATTTGATACAATCTCGGTAGGCTTTAGCGGTGGAAAAGACTCTACAGCTGTATTAAACATTACATTAGAAGTTGCAAAACTCTTAAATAAATTACCTTTAAATGTTTATTTTTGGGACGAAGAAGCTATCCCTTATGAAACTGAACATTATGTAAGGCGTGTTTATAACTTAGAAGAAATTGATATGGATTGGTTCACTGTTCCAATTAAACATAGGAACGCTTGCTCAACTAAACAACCTTATTGGTTTCCATGGGCAGAAGAAGAAAAAGATTTATGGGTAAGACCAAAACCAGTTGAGGGAATATCTAAGATTGAGGGCTATAATTCTGACGATCCAAATAGCAGGTTAATGATTCCAGATCTTGACGCTTTATCAAGACCGACAAAAAAATATGGAACTGTGGGGCGAGTAATGGGAATAAGAGCTGACGAATCTTTATCAAGATTTTTACAAGTTTCAAGCAGGGCGGCAGAAATGCGAGAATTCAATTACATAATTCCTTTTCAAGATAAGGGCGCAAGTGGTGGAAAGGTATTGCCTATTTATGATTGGACAACTGCAGATATTTGGACGGCTCCAATAAAGTATGGTTGGGACACTAACGAATGCTACGAACTAGAACAAATGGCGGGAATATCCCCCTCAGCTCAAAGAATAGCACCACCTTTTGGCGAAGAGCCTATGCAAAAGTTGTGGCGTTTTCCTTTATGTTATCCAGATGTTTGGGAAAAAATGGTGGATAGAGTTGATGGTGCAAGAACTGCAGCTAGATACTCAACTACAGAACTTTATGGATTTAATAAGACAATCGAAAAACCTGCAGAAATGGAATGGGAAGAATTTATTTTAACGCAAGTTCAAAAGCATAAACCACAAATGCAATTAGAAATTATAACAAACATTCAAAGGTGGATGAATGCGCATTATAGCAAAACAAGTGATCCAATATTGCATAAAGCTATACATCCAGATACAGGTTTAAACTGGGATATGATTTTAAAAGTAGCTATTCGTGGAAATACTAAGGGCAGAAGAATGCCTAAAGCAATTACAAAACATAGGGATCTGGAAGAATGGAATAAAAGGAAGGCAAGGTATGACAAAGAATTACAAGAATCAACCAATTAGCGATGTTCAATGGATTGATAGAGAAGAGCTGTTCTCAAATACATACAATCCAAACAAAGTTGCTCCGCCAGAGTTAAAGCTGTTAAAAGAATCAATTTTAAATAGTGGTTGGACACAACCAATAGTAATAAGAGAATCAAAAGAAATTGTTGATGGATTCCACAGGTGGACAGTTTCGGGTCATAAAGAAATTAAAGAATTAACAGGCGGACTTGTTCCTGTAGTAGTTTTAAAAGAAATTGGGGAAGATGAACAAATAATGGCTACTATTAGACATAACAGAGCTAGGGGTCAGCATGGCGTAAGACCAATGGCTGTAATAATGCAAAAATTAAAAGATGACCATAAGCTAGACAATGACAAGTTAAATAAGTTGTTAGGAATGGAAGATGAAGAGATAAGAAGATTATATGAGGCAGGCTCTATTGAACTTATTAAAGAACTAGCATAGAGTGGCGGAGCAGGGAAGAATGTTGAACATATTAAAAAATTTAAAGAGAACAATGATTTCTCACCTAGTTGGGATTAATTATGAATGAGAATAGTTGGGATAGGTTAAAGAACGAAACGCAAAAAGCTTTCAATGCTTTTGGACTTTATCGTGATTTAGGATATACAAGAAGTCTGCCCAAAGTAGCCAAGATGTATGCCGAAGAAACTGGACGCAAAGAAAATACAATTTTAGCTCAATTAAAAAGGTGGTCATCTAAATATAATTGGGTAAAACGCTGTGAAGAATTTGATATAGAACAAGACAGAATTTACCAGATCGAGAATAAAGAAAAACTAAAACAAATGAGAGAACGCCACTTAACATTTGAAGTACTAAAGCAAACAAAAGGTTTTGAAAAAATTAGAAATATAAGACCAGAACAATTAGACGCAAAAGAGGCATTGGCTTTATTAGATTCAGGTATAAGAGGTGAAAGAACTTTACATGGAGAACCAGAATCAACTTTAGGAATACAAGCAGGTGGATTAAGAAAAATAAAAGTCAAATGGTCAGATGATATTGAGGAAGATGTAGATGAATAATGGCCGAAACTTACGAAACCGATTTAATAGAACTTCCAAAATTACATAAGAATCAAATAAAAGTTATAAAAGATCCAAATAGATTTAAAGTCATTGTCGCAGGAAGAAGATTTGGTAAGACTAGGCTATCAATATTATACGCAATTAAAACTGCTATTAATGGCGGTAGGGTATGGTTTATAGCACCTACTTACAATATGACGCAAGATTCTTACAGAGAGTTTAAACATTTTGCTAACCAAATCCCTAATACTCATATTAGAGAAGTTGAAAAGCGTATAGAGTTTAATGGTGGTGGATTTATTCAATGTAAGTCTGGCGATAATCCAGATCGATTGAGAGGTGCAGGGCTTGACCTAGTAATACTTGATGAGGTAGCTTTCATGAAAAAAGATGTTTGGGAAGTTATAAGACCGACTCTTACTGATAGACAAGGGCAGGCCATATTTATTTCTACACCAAATGGAATGGGCACTTGGTTTCATGAGCTAACAATGAGAGCTGATAGTTTAGATAATTGGTCAGTTTTCAGATTTACAACTTTTGATAATCCTTACATACCAAAAGAAGAAATTGAGGGGGCTAAAGAAGAATTAGGTTCATTAGTTTTTAGTCAAGAATATTTAGCAGAATTTACAGAGTTTGGATCAATATTTAAAAGTCAATGGGCTAGATTCTACGAAACCGAAGAACGCAAAGAATATGACGAAACTGGAAACGAAACTATTAATCAATATTACATATTAGATAATGAAGAAGTGCAATTAAGTGAGTGTAGGAAATACTGCACTGTTGATTTAGCTGCGAGCACTAAGACAACTGCTGACTTTACTGTTATAGCAACTGTTGCAGTAACACCTAATAACAATTTTATTATTTTAGATTTATTGAGGCGAAGAGTTGAAGCCCCCGACATTATCCCTATAATGAAAGACATAAATGATAGAGAAATGCCTGAGGCTTTTTATATAGAGAAAACAGGTTTTCAACTATCAATGGTGCAAATAGCTAGGCGTGAGGGCTTACCTGTTAAAGAACTAAGGGCTGACAGAGATAAGGTGTCAAGGGCTTTGCCTCTTGCTGCTCGTATGGAATCTGGTAAAGTGTGGTTCAATGAGCAAAGTTTATGGTATGCTGATTTACAGCGAGAGTTATTGACATTCCCTGTGGGTGAGCATGATGACCAAGTTGATGCATTAGCTTATGCGGTTTTGTTAATTCAAAACCAAAAGAAGTTTACAGCTTATTGAGTTGCTTGGGAGCTGGATTCCAATTTATTGGGTGCGTCTAATTCAGCTGTCAAGCTAGGAAGAATGGAAAAGGAATGGCTGAAAGAAAAAGATTTACAGATATAATTTTTAACAGAGATAATACAGAAGAAAAAAGATTGAACACTTTTAGAGATGAAGATTCACTTTATAACAACTTAAATTTTATTCAAGGTTATAACAACAGATCTGGTGCTTGGGATATAAGCACAATGGGAAATGGTGCAAGTAATTCCGCAGTAGTTGCTTGTTTACAAGTTCTAGGAACATCTTTTAGTGAGGCTCAACTTAGTGTTAAGAAATATGATAGTGAGGGATATGAGCAAGATGTTCTTAATCATCCACTAACTAAACTTATGCGCCGACCAAATCCATACATGAGTGGCGACATTATACAGCAATATATTATAAATGCTATGCATGTATCTGGGGACGCTTACTTGCTTAAACAAAAGAATAACGCAGGACAGGTTGTTGCTTTATATCCTTTAATGCCTGAAGAAGTAAAACCGCAGGGAACTAAAGAAGATTTAATAACATTCTATGAATATGAAACCAATAATCAAAAATTTATAATTAGGCCAGAAGATATTGTTCACATTCGTTTAGGCTTAGATCCAAATAATCATAAAAAAGGTTTTGCACCTTTAAGGTCAGTATTAAGAGAAATTTATGGCGATGAATCTGCAGGGCAATTGGCTACAGCTCTTCTTGCAAATAGCGGTGTTCCTAGTGTATTAATAACACCTAGAACTGAATACTCACCTACACCAGAAGAGGCAGAACAAATAGCAAGAACTTATCAACAAAAAACTGCAGGAAAAAATAAAGGGAAACCGCTTGTAGTTACAGGTGCTATGAAAGTTGAAAAAATGGCTTTTAGCCCTACTGAATTAGACATAGGAACTTTAAGGCGTGTACCAGAAGAGAGAATATCAGCTGTCTTGGGTGTTCCTGCAATTCTTGCAGGTTTAGGATCTGGACTTGAACGAGCAACATATTCCAATGCTGAAACTCTTAGAGAATTTTTTACAGAAAATAAATTAATTCCTTTATGGAAACAAGTAGGGGAAGAATTAACACAACAACTTTTATTAAAAGATTATGAAGAAACAGAAGAGATAACTGCTTACTATGATTATTCAAATGTAAGAGCTTTACAACAAGATATGGACGAGCTTTTCAATAGGCTTAATGTAGGTGTGCAGGGTGGTTGGATTACTGTAGCTGAGGCCAGAGAACAAGTAGGCTTACCTACAAACGACAAACAAGATGTATATTATTTAGACGCTAACAAATTAGTTACACCTGCAAATTTATCTATTGAAGAGCCAATGCCTAAAGAAGAACCAAAAGAAGTTGAAGAAGTTGAAGAGATAGAAATAGAAGATGATGAAAAAATCTTAAATAATATTGTAGTTAATTTAAAAGTAGTAAGAGAAATTGATGGAGAGTTTTGCGTAATAGCTGAAGAGTCTGGAAAGAATATGGGTTGTTATCCTAGTAGAGAATTAGCTGAGGCAAGACTTAGACAAATAGAGAGATTTGCTGATGAGCCAAAGGCTATGGTAGGTCAAGACGAATTCACTACGCAAGAAGAGGCAAGAGAACGAGCTGAAGAATTAGGTTGTAGCGGAACTCATACTCACGATAAAGACGGCAACCTCATTTATATGCCTTGTTCAACTCACGAAGAATATGAAGAACGCATAAAAGATGATAGAGAGTAAGCAACTTACAGATAGAGTAAAAGCTGCATTACAAAAAAAAGTAGATGAGCACAACGAGAAGTGGGGCGATGATCCAAGAAAAAGAGCAACTCTTGGAATGCTCGGTGCAGTTTTTCGTAGGGGTGTAGGTGCATACAGAACTAATCCAAGTTCAGTAAGACCAAGTGTAAATAGTGAAGACCAATGGGCTTATGCTCGTGTTAATGCCTTCTTGTATGCTCTTAGAAATTTGAGGTTTAGATCTGGACGATTTGATTTGGATTTACTTCCAAGAGCTCATCCATTATCAAGCAAAAAAAGTTTTAAAAGTTTATATGATGATTTAGATTTTACAATTCCAAAAGGTGCTAAAGAAGAAGCCAAGCGGGGTTTAGATTGGCGAAAAGAATTTGGGCGTGGCGGAACTGATGTAGGTTTAAATTCGGCTAGATATATTTTAAATAATACTGTTGCAGGTTCAGAAAAAACTAGACATATTGCAAAATATTTTCCTAGACATGAAGTAGATAAAAAGGCTGAGGGTTGGCGACCTGGAGAAAAAGGCTATCCAAGCAACGGCAGAATTGCTTGGGCTTTGTGGGGCGGTGAGGCAGGAAAAACTTGGAGCCAAAAACTTGTTAGGGCTATGAATAAGAGAGATGAAAAAGCAGACAGTGCAGCTGAGTTAGTCCGCAGAAAAAATATATTAAGACAAGAAGAATGGGATTACAGAACAAATAAATTTAGAAGTGAAAGTGTAAAAGATATACTCTGGAAAGAACACGACAGATTTGTAGGTAATTGGGAACAAGCTGTTAAAGAATTATATTTTGATTTATTGCAAACACAAGATATGAAAATATTTCAATTACTAAATAGATACATGCCCAATGAGTTAGGACTTGAGGCTATCGTTAATCAAGCTATTGATACAAACATGTACACTTGGAAATCTTCTCTTTATGATTATTACATTGCAATAGCTAATGACTTTGCATATTATCAAATTGATTTAATGCTCCCAGATCTAACTAAAGAAATAACAACAGTAAGAATAGAACAAAAAAGAAGTGAAGAAGAATTATTGACACAAGGTTTTTTTATAAGGCTCATCGATCCAAGTAAATTCCCATTAACTAACCTCAGACAAAATAAAGAGGCAGCAGAATATTTAGCAGGACTTATTGAAGAGATGATACCAAATATGGCCAAAACTTCTAAGACAAGATTTAAAAATAGTTTTTTAAGTGCAGTTGATGAGGCTTTTGAGCTAAACTATACAGGCAGTAGATTGCAAAACTTTGTCGCTGATAAAGTGCGTAAAGTTCTTAGTCAAAAAAATCTTACAAGAGCTTTAACAATAGCGAGAACTGAAACAAATAAGATTGCAAATTATGGGCGTTTAGTTGGTGCAAAGTCTAGCGGTTTGCTCTACACTAAAGAATGGATTAGTCAAAGGGACGGCAAAGTTCGTGACGCTCATGTTATCTTAGACGGAACAGAGATAGACGAGCAGAAATTATTTGACTATGATGGTATGAAGTTAGCATATCCAGGTGATAGCTCTTTGGGAGCAACACCAGATCTAACTGTAAATTGTAGATGTTTTTTAAACTATAACGAAAAAAGGATTTAAAGAAATTGGACAAAAAAGAATACAAAGGTAAAGACTTATTATCATTCAACGAAGAAACAGGACAAGTCAAAGCAGTTTTTTCTGTATTTAATGAAGTAGATTCAGACAACGATGTCGTGTTACCTAGATCCATAAGAAGTGGGTATGGCGACAAAGGTGTAGTAATGGTGTGGGGACACGATTGGAAACACATTATAGGTAAAGGAAAAATTGTTCAAGATAATGACAAAGCTACCTTTGAAGGCAAGTTCAATATGAATACAGAGGCAGGGCGTGAGGCTTACGAAACTGTAAAAGCTATGGATGATTTACAACAATGGTCATTCGGTTTTGAAGTTCATGATTCTGAAAAAGGAATGTTTACAAAAAGTAATGGCGAGGAACAAGAAGTAAGATTTTTAAAAGATGTCAAAGTGTGGGAAGTAAGCCCAGTTCTTGTAGGTGCTAATCAAAATACACACACAGTAGGAATTAAAGAACAAACGCAAAAGGATCTGGACGAAGAAGTCAAAGAAGATTCAAAAAAAAGCGGAATGAGTTTTGTAGAAGAAGTGGATAACTTGCTTATCAAGATGACTTCACTTCTGGGAAGATGTAAAGAGCTGACTTCTTTACGCTTAAGCAAAGATAAAAACCTATCAGATTCGTCAGCGGACGCAATCGAAAAACTAAAAGACGCATTAGAAGATATGCACCAAGACTTAGACACTATGTTAAGGGTGGCGAGTGATAGGAACGAAGTAATAGATAATGAACTTGAAATCAATGATTTGTTTAGGGAAACTAGCAGATTGTTAGATGAGAGTTCAGATTTAATTTAAGGAGCAAAGGTTATGAGTGATTTAAAAGCAAAACAATCTAAACTTCAAGAATTAAGAGAAGAGGCAAAGAACTTTGCAGATGTCAATTTTTCTGATATGTCAGCAGAACAAAAAGAAGAATGGGCAAAAAGAAATGAAGAACTTGAAAGCCTTTCAGCAGAAATAAGAGAGCAACAAGTTTTCGAAAAGCAAAAAGCTGAAAATGAAGTTGAACTTGAAAAAGGTGCTGAAGTAAAATCTCTTCCAATTCATGAAGAAGAAAAGAAAATCACAAGAAAATCATTAGCAGATATGGTAATGGAATCAAAAGCATACCAAGCATATAAAAATGACGGAATGCTTAATGTAACTTCTGAGATTAAGTGGAATCCAATTCTTGAAAGAAAAACTCTTTTAACAGAAACTGGTTATCCACCTGCAGTAGTTAGAGATGATTTAATTGTCCCAACTGCATTGAGAAATCCTAATACTGTTGTTGATTTGTTCTCAGTTATTACAACTGACCAATATCAATACAAGTATTTGGAAGAAACAACCTTTACAAACAACGCTGCAGAAGTAGCCGAAGGCAACGCATTCGGTGAATCAGCTCTAGCATTTACAGAGAACACAGAAGAAATAAGAAAATTCGGTGTTTCTATTCCTGTAACTGAAGAGCTTTTAGCAGATGTTGCAACTGTAAATGGTTATTTAGATTCAAGATTAAGAACAATGTTACAGCTAAGACTTGACAGCGAACTCTTGAATGGTAATGGAACTGCACCAAATATTCGTGGTGTATTAAACAAATCTGGAATCAATACTTTTGATTATTCCTCATTCGCAGGAAATCTTAAGAGAATTGGCCAGATCTATCAAGCAATTACTGAAATCAGAAAAGATGCATTCTTAGAGCCAGACGCAATACTTATGCACCCATCTGATTGGTATGATGTTGTTACAGAAGTAAACGCTGTTACAACTTCAGGTGCTTTACAACCATTATTCATTGGAAACGGAATGTTCAATGGTGCACCTACAGCTAGTATGTGGGGTGTTCCAGTTGTACCAACAACCGCAATATCCGCAGGAACAGCTCTTGTCGGTGTATTCGGTGGCGGTTTAGCTGCACACATTGTAAGTAGAGAAGGCATGGATGTTTCAATGTCTGATTCACATGATGACTTCTTTACAAAAGATAAAGTAATGATGAAAGCAAATATGCGCTTAGGTTTCGCAATCTATCGAGCAACTGCTTTCTGTTCAATTACAAACTTCTAAAGTTAGTAATTATGGTTTTGTTTTCTCACTCGTCTTATGGATCGAGTGAGAAACAGAACTCAAAGGAAAAAGGAAAAATGGCTTACAAATTAAAAAAAGATTTATATAAAAAAGATGACAAATATGTAGAATCTGACGGACATCCAAAAGAGTTCGCAGGTCAATCTGTTTCTTTAGTAGCTAGAGCAGGTGAAGAAATATCTGATATACAAGCTAAAGAATGGGGTTTAGGAAAAAAGGCAAAAGCACCTAAAGAAAACAAAGCCAAGTAGGTTTTAAATGGCTGGTCAATATATTGATAAAGATGATTTAAAAGGCTACATCGGTTTAAGTGGAACAGCTCAAGATAATAATATTGACAATGCTATCAACGCAGCTTGCAGATTAATTGACCAATATACTGGAAGAAGATTCTTTCAAGATACTACAGCACAAATTAAATATTTTCGCCCTGTAAATGAGTTCTACTTGGAGATTCCAGATCTCTCGACTACAACAGGTTTAGTTGTCGAATTAGATACAACTGATAATGGAACTTACGACACGACTTTAACATTAGATACAGATTTCATTTTGATTCCTGTAAATCCTGAAATAAATTATATTGCTGACGGCAATACTTATTACAAACCTTATACTGAATTAAGAATACTTCCAACCAGATCGTCTGAAAGATTTGATCCATTAATACAAAAGAATGTAAAAATAACTGCTAAATGGGGTTGGTCAGCTATTCCTCAAGCTGTAACTCAAGCTGCATTAATTCAATCATTAAGATTTTTTAAACGCAAAGACGCACCATTTAATGTATTAGGAAATGAACAAACTGGGCAAATAGAAATATTTACTAAATTTGATCCAGACGCTAAACAATTAATTGAAGATTTAGTAGTTCATAGATTATAATGGCCAACACAATATCTGGCGGAAATCAATTCAGAAAAAGAATGGAGCTCAACGCCTTAGCAGGTGTAGCTCTTCGTAATTTCTTTTCAGCTTATGGGCAAACTATTACTGTCGCTGCAAAAAAAGCTGCACCTAGTTGGCGAGGCAATCTTCGTGGCTCTATTACATTCGATATGGTAAAGACAGCAGGTTTTGTTGAGGGAATTGATTTGTATAGTCGAAGCCCTTACGCACTTTATGTTCATGGATATTATGACCAAAAAGTTAAACTAAAAGAACCATGGTCAAGAAGTAAGCCACACTATCCACCTATTAAAGCTCTAAGAGATTGGTCAGATGACCACGGCATAAGCCCTTATGCAGTTCAACAAGCCATAGGGCGTAAAGGAACACCACTTATACCATTTTTTAAAATTGCTATTAGAGATAGTGAGGCAGAAAAAAAAGCACTTCTTGCAGGAGCTGCAATTGCGATTGAAACCAAATGGAAAGTTGGTAGAATGACAGTCAAACAATAAGGATCTGGAATGGCGAACTTAACAAACATAAGAAATGAAATTGGAAATAATCTTTCAAATATTACAAGCCTTAGTGTATATCAATATGTTCCAGATTCGGTTGAACCACCTACAGCTGTTGTAGGCGTAATGGATCGTGTAAGCTATGACGCAACTATGCAAAGGGGTGTAGATAGATATGAAATTCCAGTTTATCTTTATGTAGGTAGAGTGGACGCACAAGATAGCCAAAACACTTTAGACGGATATTTGATTTCAAGCGGGGCAAGTTCTGTAAAAGCTCAAATAGAATCTGACTTAACATTGAATGGACAAGCTCAATCTGTTAGAGTATTATCAGCAAGTAATTATGGCGTGTATAATATAAACAATATTGATTATCTTGGTGTAGAATTCATAGTGGAGGTTTTAGCGTAATGGCTTATGAAGTTTTAACAGGAATAAAAATTAAGAAAAAAGAATTTATTGCAGGTGACACTATTAATAAAAGTGACATTCCTAAAGAGTCATTGGAATGGTTAGTGAAACAAAAGATAATTGTAGAAATTACAAAAGCCTATAAAGAGAAAAAATTGCAAGAGAGTGTTAATGTAAAAGTAGAAGACACTGATACAGAATTTGAGGAAGAATAATGCCTAAGTATGGTTCAACTAGCGGTAGTAATAATAGAAGAAGAGGCAGACGCAGGAATGGTGGTAAAAGATAATGGCCTTTGTGCATGGTAAAGATACAAAAATATATTTAAACGAAACAGATTTTTCAAGTTATTTTAATTCAGCTGATTCGACCAGATCCGCTGACATTGCAGAAACAACTACATTTGGAAACTCAAATAAAACATACATAGTTGGTAACAAAGACGGAACTGTTTCACTTACAGGATTTTTTGACGCAACAGCTGACGCAACTATACAACCACTTTTAGGCGGTGCTGATTGTCTTTTATTAATTGGCGTTGAGGGAACTGACGCTACCGATAAAGTTAGATTTCAAAATGGAAACATTACAAATTATGGTGTTAGCTCTCCAGTTGGCGATGTAGTTGCTACTTCTATTGATATTCAAAGTGATAATGGTTTATATGATGGCGATATCTTAGAGAGTGCAACTTATACTTCAACAACAAGTGGAACTGCTAGAGATAACAGCTCTTCAACCGCTGACGGTGGAGCAGGTTTTTTAATAGTATCTGCTGCGTCTGGAACTTCCCCTACAGCTGATATTAAAATAACTCATTCAGCTGATGATGTCACTTATGTAGATCTGGTAACATTTACACAAGCCACTTCGACTACAAGTGAAATAAAATATGTAGCTGAGGGAACTACTGTAAACAGATATCTAAAAGTTGAGGCTACTATTGGCGGAACAACACCAAGTTTTTCTGCTATTGTAGGCTTTGGAAGAAACAAGTAATAGAAGAATAGGAGCAATATATGGCATTTACACATGGTAAGGACAGTGTTTTTAAACTAGACGATTCTGGTGGAACACTTACTGACATATCGTCATACATTAATTCTGTGGATTTCCCAGAAACTGCAGATGTTGCTGAAACAACTGTACTTGGGGACGGCAATAAAACTTATATTGTTGGACTTAAGGACGCAACAATAGCAATAGCAGGACTTTGGGACAGCACAATAGATGGAATTTTGGGAGCTGTCGTTGGACAATCCGCAACTCTATCTTTTGAATACTCACCAGAGGGAACAACAGGCGGCAATATCAAATATACAGGCGAATGTATTTTGACAAGCTACGCTCAAAGTTCACCTGTAGGCGATGTAGTTGCATATTCCGCAGATTTTCAAGTAAGCGGTGCTGTCACAAGAGGCACACACTAATAATTCATAAAGGACGCATATGGACATTTTAAATATAGACAACTTAGGAAAACTTCCTAATGTTGAAACAAAAGAAGTTGTTATAAAAGAATGGAACGCAAAAGTTGTCATTCGTGGTTTAACAAAAAAAATGCAAATCGATTTGGCTCGTATAACTCAAGATGAATCAAAAGACGCTTTTGATTATCAAAAAGCTCTATTGCAAGTGAGCGTTATAGATCCAAAGCTAGATGATGAGGCAATCGAAAAATTATACGATCTGGACGCTCAAATCATCGACAGGCTATTTATTGAAATATCAAACTTAAATGGGATTGGAGATGATGACCAGACTTTAATGTCTGACGAGTTTCAAGAATAATCCAGATCTTGCCTTCCGCTTTAGACTAGCTAGGGACTTATGCATGACAGTAGGTGAATTACAAGCTACTATGTCATTAAAAGAGTTCAACCAATGGGCAACTTTTTACCTTTGGGAACAAGAAGAACGAAATAAAGCAATAGCAATAGCAGACGCTGAAAGCAAAAAAAGGACAAGATAAATGGGAGCAGGTGCAGACTTAATAATTAGGATAGCTACAAAAGGGGCAAATGTAGCTAGAGGTCAGCTTGAGACATTAGGTAAAAGCGGAAAACTTGCAGGAACTAAACTAGCAAATTTTGCAAAAGTTGGTGCAGCTGTCGCAGCAGGTGCAGTTCTTGCTTTAGCAAAAGGCGTTATAGAATCTGTTCAAGCATTTACTGAATTTGAAGACAAGATGACGCAATCTCTTGCAATCATGAAAACTACTACTCTTCAGCAAGAGCAAATGGCTATGGCGGCAAGACAAGTAGCAACTGAAACTACAATTTCTGCTGACCAATCAGCTGAGGCGTTCTTCTTCTTAGCGTCTGCAGGTTTAGACGCAGAACAATCTATTGCAGCTTTGCCCCAAGTTGCTGCCTTTGCCCAAGCAGGTATGTTCGACATGGCTACAGCTACCGACTTAGCAACTGACGCTCAATCAGCTTTAGGTTTAACTTCAAAAGACGCAAGAGAAAACCTCATGGGATTAACAAGAGTTACAGATGTTCTTGTAAAAGCTAACACTTTAGCAAACGCAAGTGTTCAACAATTTGCTGAGGCTTTAACTACTAAAGCAGGTGCAGCTTTAAAGGTTGTTAATAAAGATGTAGAAGAGGGTGTAGCCGTTCTTGCAGCATTCGCTGATAGGGGTGTTAAAGGTGCTGAGGGTGGTGAAAAACTTAACCAAGTTCTTCGAGATATTCCAAGAGCTACCGCAAAAAATAGTGAGGCATTTGCTGCGCTAGGACTTCAAATGTTCGATTCAGAAGGCAAGATGAAGAATGTTGCTGATATAGTTGAAGAACTTGATAGAGTTTTGGGGCCAATGTCAGATGAAATGAAAGCTGCGACTTTGGATCAATTAGGACTTAATCGTGGTGTAGCAGACGCAGTAAAGATTTTAAGTGGTTCGACAGACCAGATCCGTAATTATGAACATGAATTAAGAAGAGCAGGCGGAACTACACAAGCTATTGCAGAAAAACAACTTGAAAGTTTTAAAGCACAGACACAACTACTTAGAAATAATTTACAAAATTTAGCAATAACATTAGGCGAAGAATTAATGCCTTTTCTTAAAAATTTGGTTTCAAATTTAACTACATCTGTTGAAAGAATACAAAATTTTAGAAATAGATTAAATAGTGCAAATGCACCAATTGAAATAATGGGCGTAAAATTAAAAACAGTTGCAAAAATATTGTCTTTTGCTTTATTTCCAGGTATTTCATTAGTGGTTACAGGCTTAAGTAAATTATTTAAGGCTATTGGAAAAAGTAATGATAAATATGAAGAGGCTGCAGAAAAAGCAGAACGACTTACTAATGCTTATAAATTGCAAGAATATTATACAGGTTTTGTAGGTAAAAAAACAGAAGATCTGGTGGATTCAACTTTATCACTTGACGAAATTTTAGATGGAACAAATTACACAGTTTCAGAATTAACTTCTTTACTTGACCAAAACGCAATCGCCTTAGATGAAAACGCAAAAGAAGCACTTGAAACTGCACAAGCATATGAAGACGGATTACTAGGCGGATTGCAGTCAGTAATGAATGCACTTGATAAAATGCAATCTATTCAAGACAGAGTCAATAACGCAGAAAATAAAAGAAATAAAGCACTAGAAAAACAAATTAAAGCTGAAGAACAAGTAGAAAAAGCTACAGAGAATTTAGATAAAGCAAAACAACATCTAGCAAGTGTTCAAGGTATAGGGGCAAAAGTTACATTAGAAGAACAGTTAGCAATAGAGCGACAAAAAGAAACAATAAGAGCTTTACAAGAACAAGAAGAACTCTCCACGATCCAAAAACTAGAGCTACAACTAGCTCAACAAGAGTTAGCAAAATTGATAGAAGAATCTACAGCGTTATCCAGAGAAGAAAAAGACGCATTAAGAGCTGTAGAACAAGCTGAAAAAGATTTAACAAGAGCTGAAGACTTAAGAACTGAGGCTATAGATAGAGTCACTGAGGCTCAAAAAGAATTGAACAAAGTATCAGAACAAAGTTTTAGAAATACACTTGAACAAGCAATAGCACAAGAACAATTAACAAAAGCTCTAGCCAGTTTCGGTGAGGGAACAAAAGGCTATGAAGACGCTATTAAAAAAATGGCTCAAATAACTGGAATCGAAATTGGAAAGATAAACAAAATGTATGATGAAATGTTTGCTAAGCAAAGTCGTGTAGGCGTATCAGCCCCAAGTATTCCTTCAAGTGGTGGCGGATCTGGTGGCGGATCTGGTGGCGGATTAAAATTTCCACCAAGTGGTGGTGCAGAAGTTCCAACAAGAGGTACTTTTACAGACATTGGCGGTGGATTAGCAAGATATAATAATACAAATTTGGTTACAGTTAATGTAGGTGCAGCCTTAGCAAGTGGAACTGATATTGAAGAGGCAGTAGCTAAAGCACTTCAAGAAGGTGCAAGGCGTGGAATTAATCTGGCTTTTTAATGAGTGTTGCTTTTGATTCCAATGTTGATTTAACTGTTGAAATTGGTTTTGATTCTGATCCATTCGACAGCTCAATAACTTTTACAGATGTATCAACTTATGTAAGACAATTTACTACAAAAAGGGGAAGAGCAAATGAATTAGGACAATTCGTTGGAGGAACTGCACAAATATTATTATCAAATGCAGACAATCGATTTAATCCTAACAATACTTCTTCACCTTATTATGACAATGTAAATGGTATTACTAAAATTCAACCTCATAAGGTAGTAAGAATAAAAGCAACTTATGATTCAACTACATATGATTTGTTTTATGGTTTTCTTGATACTATCCCTGTATCTTATCCTGCAATTGGTGCAGATTCAGTTGTTCGTTTTAATTGTGTCGATGCTTTTAAAATATTTAACTCAATCACTTTAAATTCATCTGGGTGGAGATTAGGCAGGGGTGGTTTTTCTGAAATAGGTATATCAACTGTAATGGGATATGAAGATGAAGAAGAATTATCTAGTGCAAGAATTACAAGATTATTAGACCAAATACAATTCCCCTCATCTCTTCGTAATATAAATACTGGAACTGTAAATGTTCAAACTCAATCAACAAAAACTTCTGATGTTCTTACATTATTAAGAGAAGTAGAAAAAGCTGAGAATGCCCAATTTTTTATGAATCCAGACGGAACGGCAATATTTAGAAATCGTGATTATAGATTATCAAACACTAAAGCTGTAAATGTTCAAGCGTCTTTTAGTAATGACGGAACATATTTGCCTTATCAAGATGTTGTTTCATCTTTTGACTTAAATGAGGTTATTAATATTTACGAATGGACTAGATCTGGTGGCTCATCTCAATTTGTTTCTGACGCAAATTCTATAACTAGATACAGACCAATAGCCTCAACTCAATCGACTATCAATGTAAATGATTCTGATGTCTTAAGTATTATTGAACAAAAAATTAGCGAAACTGCTTTGCCTATTGTTAGAATTGATAGCTTAAAAATTAATCCACGAGAAGATGTCAATATATGGCCTAAAGCTCTTGATTTAAACTTCGGTGACAGAATATTGGTCAAAGTAGTCAATCCAGATTCTTCTGACTATACTGATGAATTATGGATTGAATCAATAAGCCATAATGTAAATGCAAGCACACAAACTTGGAATTGGAATT